CTCGCGGGTATCCTGCTCTATTGCCTCGAGTGCGAGTTGTGTCCCGCCGAAATCGTCCCGGAGTGTAAACATAGCCTCGCCGTCAAATGCGAGGTAATACGTCGCGTCCGCGAGCGTCACTTTTGCCGTTTTCATGCCTTTACCCTCCAATTACCAAAGCGGGAGGCGAGCCGTTCTCGCTCGCCTCCCGTCCGTGCTGATATTAGCCTCCCACTTTGCCGAGCTTGGTATCGCACCACGCGATACACTCGCTTTCCGTCGTGAACTCTTTCGTGATGCGCCATGCGCCAGAGTTGCAACGGAACACGGTAAAGGTCGTCGCGCTCGTGCCGAACGTGATAGAGGAGCCCTTTGTCGCCGCGCTGTCGTTGCCGAGAATGGCCTTGACAAGCGGATGAAACACGCCCTTGAAATAGCGGACTCCGCCGCGAATAATGACCTTGTAATAGCAAAGGCCACCGCGAGGAGCTACGTCTCCGTCGGAGTCCGTGACCTCGCTCGACCGCGTATCCTTGGTCGCGCCGTGAATAGCGGCGTGTACCTCGTCCGTCTTGTCGTCCGTTTCCAGCGCAAGAGAGCCGGAGGCGAACATATCGACCTTTTCGGCGAGCGCGTCGTCGGCGTAGAGCTCGCCGGATGCGTTCGTAACGGTGAGGTCGGCCTTAACGAGCTTACCCACGGTTACGACTTTCTCGTAGTCGTAGGTCGGGAGCGCATTGTCCGGCGTGGTTTTCGTCGGGGCGAAGATAGGTCGCTTTGCGCCAAACTGTGCCATAATAAAACCTCCTAAAAGTTTTTCGATTTGAGAAAGCCGTCGTACACCCGAGCCGCCGCGTCGGTTGCCGGGTCTGCCGCTTTCTCGTTTGCCGTCTGGATGAATGGGCGGGCGGGCTGTCCCTGTTTACCGAACTCGTCCACAAAAGCGACCTCGGCGGCGCGGCGCTTGTTGCCGTGTCGCCGAGTGCCTTTCGGGTAAACGTAGATAGCTCGTCCGTCCGATGTTTTCTTGAGCTTTTTGTCGTAGGAAATGCTTTGCGCCGTCTCGCCGGTGCTGTACTTGCCCGAGAGCATAGCGCGCGCCTCGGCCTCCTGCGCCGGGGCGATAACTTCCGCCTCCGCGACGAGCATTTCGAGCACTACCTCGTCGGGGATTTCTGCGATAGCGTCAAAACCGCCGATAAGCTCCTCGAGCCCGCTCGTGGATAGATTAGCCATCGTCAATGCCTCCCGCGATTTCGCACTCAAAGGCGTAATGCTGTCCGTTTTTATCGGAGGCCGGAGTCACCGTCGGACGGGTAAAGCCCGCCGCCACGAGCCGCCGAGAGATTTCCCGCCGGTATGTGCGGGTATTCTTCTCGAGCGGCGCGTATAGGTGGACTTGCACGAGATAGCGGTAATGTGCCGCGTCGTCGTCTGCGAAGTCCGCCGGGAGTTCGGTATAGTTGAAAACGATATACTCGGTCGCCGCGCCTTTATACACGCCGTCAGCGGTAGGGAGGAGGCTATCGAGCGTACCCACTAAAAGAGCGTTTACGTTCATTCGCTCGCCTCCCTAAACTCGGAGCAATTAAGCTCGTAGTATTCCCGCGCCTCCGTGTATGCGCGCTCGACCTTGTACTCTTTGCCCTCATAGGAGAGCCGCTCTTGACCGTCATAGTCAGCGGCGCGGAGCTTTACCGTCAGCGCGAGCGAGATACCCGCTTGTCGGGCGGCGTAGAACTCGCTCCGCTTGGTAGAGGACACATCGGCGAAAACGGTCGTCTCCGTGATTGCCTCTTTCGGAAAACCGTCCGCGTCGCGCCCCTCCGTAACGGCTTTGAGCGTCACAACGTCGCGCCAGTACATGAGCTATCCCCCCTCCGCCGCGATATAGGAGTCCGATAGCGAGAGGCCGTTTCTCTGCTCTTTATACGAGGCGCGGAGCCTGTCCGCGTCCTCGTTGTCGAGCCCAAACTCCGCCTTGACGTAGGTCGTCACCGCCTTTTTGATAAGCGGGTCGGTTTCGTCGTTCGCTTTTTCCTCAAGAACGCCGCCGAGCACAAGGTCGGCTCGAGCGGCGTTAATGAGGTCGGTCAATTCCCCGTCGTGGACGGTGGAGGAAAGTCTCACGCTATGGCGGACGGAGGCGAGATATTCGTCACCGACTGCCATACTCGAGCCCTCCTATTAAGCCGCCTTTGCGAGATGCACGAAAGCACCGAAGCCCGCGACCGGCTCGGAGTCGAACACGCAAGCGCCGAGATAGTCGATGCTGTTCGTAGCAAGGCCGGAGTGCTCGGAGCGGACGACGGTAATATCCTGCGAATAGTTGCCGATGATATAGGAGAAGTCGCCGAGATACGCCTCATGTGCGGCGAGAGAGCCGGTAAAGTAGACCTCCGCGCCCATGATGTAATACTTGCCGTTTGCGAACTCGATAACGTTGTTCTTGCTCTTGTTCATCAGCGGGAAGAAATCGGAGAAGAACGTCGCCTTGTTCATGCACCAAACGGCGTTACGCTCGTAACCGTCGCCGAGCAAGCCGTAGAGCGCGATAACGTTCTCCTCGGTGAGAGAGGCCGTCTTACCTACGGTAATCTGGTCTGTGCCGTCGGTGTACGCGCCGCTCGCGCCCTTACCGGCAGTCTTAACGCCGCCGGGCTGATTTGTACCCGTGCCGGTGAAAATGTACTTTTCAATGCGGCGGGCGACGGCCTCGGCGATAACCTCGACGATATAGCTCTCGAACGCGGAAAGCGCCATCTCGGAGCAAGCACGGGAGGCTTTGACGAGCTTCACGATTTCGTAGCCGGTCAGAGAGACGGAGCCGAGGGAGTCGCTCGCGGCGGTAATGGCGGCGTTTTCGGTGTGGAGCGCGGCCTCGTCGTTCGTACCCTCGATAGCGAACTTGAAATTGCCGGGGACGTGGAAAATCTTGCATCTCTGCAAAATCGGCGCGACCTCGTACATTTTCTTGATGATCTGATTTGCGGTCGTCTCCGGGATAATGGGGAGGCCGGAGTTTGCCGCCGTGGAGTATGCGCGCTTTTCGTCGTCGGTCAGCGGCTTACCCTGCAAGGTCTTGAGCCATGCGGAGCGATAGAGCTTTTCGGTGCTCTCCGGCGCGGGCTGATTTGCGGAGCGAGCGACGGGATTAGAGAGGCCAGCGGGAGAGGCCGGAGCCGCGCCACCGTTGAGCATACGCTCGATAGCCTGTCTCTTTTCGAGCTTCTCGTCCTCCTCGTTGAGCTCGCGGAGCTCTTTCTCGAGGTCGTCCATGTTGAGCTTGTTCTCGCTGTCGCCCTCAATGAGCTTACGGATTTCAGCTTTGCGGGCGGCGATTTCTGCGCGTCTCTTTTCGATGTTCATAATTTACCTCCAAAAAATGATAGTTGTTGTGTGGTCGGTTAGTATGTCAAAGCTACGAGTTTCTTCCGCCTCCGGGCTTGCTCCAAAGCCGCAAGCTCCCTCGAGTGCTCCTCCTCGAAAAAGCTCCGAGCCGAAATAGACGTGTCATTATAGGCGGGAATGTCCACCGCCGACACGTCGTATAGCTTTTTGACCTTTGTGATAGTGCGGGTATGGGTAACGGAGTCATAGGATGCCTCGCGCACCGTGAAAGAAAAGGACATTTTATCGACGTACCCGCCGTCGATTTCCTCGTAAAGCTCGCGCCCGGCAGTTGTTCCGCCGAGGTCTGCGTCGATGTTTACGCCGCGCTCGTCGATGTTGAGCGCGAGCGTTTTGTTTCGGAGGCGAGCGACGACCTTTCCGCCGTGGTTGTAGTTGAAAATCACGTCGGACATATCGCACTCGTCGAAAGCGTGACGGTCGATAATTTCCTTGTATTCCACGCCGTCGCACTCCCATAGCACCGTAGGCGAATTGAATACGATAGCCGTACCGCGTACCCGATACTCTTTCGAGCCCTCGTTCCTCGGAACGAGGCTAAAGTCCTGCAAAGCGCGATACTCGCGCCCCTGTTTGATAGCCATAGCCTAACCCTCCTCTTTCCCGCCGGTTGGCTCCCCGGGCGGCGTAGTGTCGTCCGGCGGCGTATTTCCGCCGGTCTGGTATTTGTCTGCGAGCTTTGCGTTTACCATGTTCAGCGTTTGGACGCGGCGCGCGCCCTCCTCGCCGCCGATGGTCGGCATATCGAACATAGTCAAGATTTGGTCGAGCGTCGCCGCGCCGATTTCCGTCAAGAACTTTGCCGCCGTGACCTTTTCCGGGAGCGTCGCAAACTGGACGGAGTTCGCGGAAAAGACGATACGGTTTCCGTACCCGAACTCCCGCTCGGTAAAGAGCACATTCGAGAACGCTTGCGAGAGACGGCGGAAAAACGGGGCGATTTCGCCGCTATAAAAAGCCTGTTCCTGTTGCGGAGTCGCGGTATTCTCGACGATTTCTTTCGACACGCCGAGATAGTCGTAAATCTCCTCTTTGACGTATGCGAGTTGTGTCGCCGGGATAGGAGTCGTCTTATCCGTGATAGGCGTATAGTCGTATTTCGCGTCCGTGACGATAACGCCCGCTCCGTTGTTCTCCATACGGAGGTTGTCCCGGATAAAGTCGTCTCTGCGGCGGTTTAAGTCCTCCGTCTTGACGGCGTTCGAGACTTTCAAAATACCCCGGATAACCGCGACGAGCTCTGCAAACTTGCTCATGCTCTGATTGAGCGTGTTCGCCGTCTTGAGCGCGGTATCGAGCGGCTTGTTTCCGTCGCCGAAAATATCGTGCTCGAGGAAATGCCGCCGGACGTGGATAATTCGGGAATATTCGCAAATGTACGTTGCACCCGTCGCAAAGGTAAACCGGCAATAGAGCGTACCCATGTACTCGAGGAGCTCGAAATACTGTGCGTTGATAGGGTAGACCGCCGTCAAACGGCCTGTTTCATCAAAAACCGGGTACGCTATCGCGTTGTTATATACCTTGTACTGCGCGGCGAGCTTGTAATAGAAGTCCGCCGCCGTCATGTACGGATTAGGCCGGAACTGCAAAATGCGGTCGATATAGTCGTTTACCGCGACCGTCGTCTCTGCCGACTGCCGGACGTGGCGCGGCTGTGCGGTCGAGGCTCGGCGGGCGAAAGCGTCCACGGCGGAGCGTACCGTGTTAATATCCCACATATTCCCGGAATACGGTACGAAAGTAGACTCCCACGAGCTCAAGAGCTTGTATGCGTGGAAATCTTTATTTTTCTCGCTCTTGCCCCCGAAAATAGATTGAAAGAGCCCTCTCTTTGCCATTTTTTCACCCCACTAAATACATATAGTCCTCGTAATCCCGCACATAGATAACCCACGCATTGAGGAGGGATACCATGCCGTCGATACGGCGCTTTTCGGAAATCTTGACGGGCTGAATGTTGTTCACGCCGCTTTTTTTAACGCCTGTGTTCGTCAAGCACCAAAGCAAAACGGGATTTTTGTTGTAATTGACTTTCTTATCGGCGAGCGCCGCGCCGAGCTCCCTCATAGGTTGCGACCATGTAAAAGGCCCCTGTGCAACGGCGCACATTTCAAAGCCGTTCGCTTTCATTTCGTCCACCCAATAACCGGCGAGAGCGCGGTCGTAACCGATTTTGAAAGCGTCTATCTTGAGCTCGTCCCGCATTTGGCAGTACCACGCCGTCACCGCCGAATAATCGACGCGAGTACCCTCGCATATCGTTACGAGCCCCCGCTCCGCCCAAATCTTATAGGGCGCTTCTTGCGTGTTGTGCTCGTCGAGCTGGTCGATTTTCTTTTGAGGGAGGAAATAGTGCTGAAAAACGTACACAATTTCATCGTCGGACGAGCGCCGGATAATCAGCGTCGCGCACGTTAGGTCGGTCGTCGCGGAGAGGTCGCACCCGCCGATAGCGTAGGTGTTATAGACCTCCTCGGGCTTGAATGTGGCCTCGTTTACTGCGTCCTCATAGGAGAGCCACGAGGCCGCGCCGGTCGCCTTGACGTTGAAATCCTTGCAGAGAACGCCGGGCAAGTCCTCGGGATTTTTCTTTGCTCGCTCTACGAAGTCGGCGAGCGTGGTATATTGCTTTATCGTCCCGAGGCCGGGATTTGCCTTTATCCATGCCGTCGGGTCTGTCCACTCCTCGCGCTTGTCGAGCTCGTAGAGCACGGGGAGGAAACGCTCGTCGGGAGTCTGCCCGTCGGCGACCTCGCAAGCGTAGCCGTAAAGGTTATCGAAAACGGACTCGCGTACCGTGCCGGACGTGGTAATCATAATCACGAGCGGCTGTCGGCGGCTCGAGGTCGATTGTTTCATAACCTCGTAGAGATTGCGGTCGCGTATCGCGTGGAGCTCGTCGATAATAACGGCGTGAGAATTGAGGCCGTCGAGGGTGTTCGAGTCCGAAGCCAGCGCCTCAAACTTGGAGGCCGTCGCCGGGAAATAAATATCGTTTCGCCGCTTCTTGAGAATGGCGGAGAGCTCGGGGCTCTGCTTCACCATGTTTACGGCCTCGGTGAGCGTCTTTTTCGCTTGGTCTTTCTTGGTCGCTACGGAGTAAATCTCCGCCGCGCCCTCGTAATCTGCGACGAGCATATAGAGCGCAAGAGCCGCGAGGAGCGTACTCTTGCCGTTCTTTCGCCCTACAAGAAAGAGTGTCTCTCGAAAGCGCCGGTATCCCGTCGCCCTCTCGAGCCACCCGAAAAGGAGTTGTATAAATGCTTTTTGGAAAAGCTCGAGCGTCAGAGACTCGCCGAGCGTTCCTTGAGACTGCTTGCAAAACCGCTCGACGAAGATAATCGGCCTTTCGCCGACGGCCTCGTCGAAGTAATACGGCGAGCTCTCGTCCGCCGCGTCCATTTCCGCCACGAGGCGACCGTACACGGCTTTTACCCGTCGGCTCGTGACGATTTCGCCGGAGGAAATCCGCTCCCAATATTCCCGGACGTAGTTCACTACTTGCCCGACCGGGCGGCGGGCTTTGTGATAAAGCTCATAAGCTCGTCACCCGCCGATTTCTTTTCTTTCTCCGGGAGCAACGCGACGAGTTGGTTTGTGAGAGCGGAAAAGGATTTAATCGTCGTGTTGTAGGCACGGAGAGCCGGAGACTCCCGGCGGAGCTTTTGCGCCCCCTGCACGAAATCCTCTATCAAATCGCCGTTGTTGATTTCGTCGGCGAGGCGTTCCAATGTGACGGAGGTCACGGCAAATTGATTGATAAGCCCCTCGGCAAACTGCCGCTTTTCGGGAGGCATTTCACGGAAAAGCCGTTTAATTTTCTTCTTTTTCGCCTCGATTTTTTCAGAAACCGAGAGCTCGTCGTAGCTTTTTTTATTTGTCGCCATATAATGAGTAAACCTCCCTCCGCCCCGGTTTTACCCCCCCTCATGTGCGCGCCCGGGTCGGTTCTTCCGAGGATTGAGGCGCGGTTACTTACCGGGTATCTATTTCGTCGCACCCCGGGGGGTATGTGGCGCTGTGATAATATTTCCGTCTGCATCGAAAGCGAGGCCGTCGGCAAGCGGCGGCGTTCCCTCGTGTATCAATGCGTGACACGTCCGGCAAACTGTCTCGAGGTTATCCTCGCCGAGCGCGATTGCCGGGTCGTCGATGTTCCTCGGCGTGAGCTCTATCTTGTGATGCACGATAACGCCGGGCTCGCCACAATGGACGCATAGCCCCGCGTCTCGCTTGAGAATATATGCTCGTGTGCGCCTCCATGCCGGAGACTCGTAAAACGCTTTTGCAAACTCTCTCATGTTCTCCGCCTCCGAATGGGTAAAGAGAACGCCCCGCACGGCCTCAAGCGTCCTCACGCATAAGCGCAAGGGCTCGACCATGTAGGGCGCACGGCGGCGAGGTTTTCCCTCGACCTCTCTTTACGCCTCAATGATAGCACGGGGAAAATGCAAGTTTCCATACGGTTTTTTTTCGATACATGAGAATAAGTTAGAAAACGCCTCACATAGACGGCATAGCTCCCGCGCCGAAGTAGAGGAGAGCGAAGCGCACGAGCGCCTTGTTACGGAGGTCGTAGAGGCTCGACGTGGACGAATAGCATACGGCCTCCGTGATTTCATCCTTGCTCTTGCGCTCGATGTACCAAAGCCGGAGGATACGCGCGTCGTCCTCGTCCATCTGCGCGAGCACGTCGTCGATTTCCTCGACCTTATCCCGGGTAACTTGGATTTCCCGCATAACCTCGGCGAGCTTGAGGCAGTCCGCGAGCGCGTCGTTTACAGATTTCGCACCCGTGTACGGTTTAGACATATCCGCCGACGGATACTCCGACGGCGCGCCGTATCGTAAAATGCGCTCCTTTTTCCGCTCGAGATTGCCTAAAGCCGTCTCGAGCAAGCCGCGAGCGCGGAGAGTTTTCTCCGCCGCCTCGAAATAGTTAATCATTAGCTCGCCCTCCTCGTGCGTTATCGTGGTTTAGGCGCGTTTCCCTCCGTGGCGGTATTCGCGTCCCTTGTTGTACTCATGTTTTGCCATGAGCACGGCCTCAACGTCCACGCCCATATAGGCGAGGTAATCGAGGATGCGGATAATCGCGTCGCAAAGCTCGACGGCGACTCCCTCCGGCTTGCAAGTGCCGGTTTTCTCGTCCTTGTCGCAAGCGCCCTCGAACTCGCACACCGCGCCCGGGATACCACAGCACCCGTAAATAGCCGGATTGCCGTCGCGCCACTCCTCGAGCGCCTCCGACACTTCCGAATGAATGAGCGCGGCGACCTCGGGAAAGCTCCGAGCCGTCTCCCACCATCCATGCGCGACCGCGTTTTCGTGGACTTCCTTTGCAAACTCGTTTACTGTCATTTTCGTTTCCTCCGTTTCGGTTTTATAAATACACCGTCCCGCCGGTAAAAGCGGGCGACGATATACTTTCCTCCGTTTACGTCGTTGTGCCATGCGCCAGCATCCGCGAGGAAATAGCCCGGATAGAGCCTTTCATACTCGGCGTTGTTGGTCGTGTCGCGGGCGAGCTCCTCGGCGCGCTTGCCGGAGATACGCCCGTCCCGTGTTTTCGGCTCCGGGTCGATAAGGTTTTTCGAGGCGTTCCATGCTCGAGCATAGAGCGGGCTCTTGACGATGTAGTGACCGAGCCCGGCAAGGCCGCTCTCCGTGAACTGCAAACGGCGGGAGTTCGCGTACCCGAGCCCCCATAGCTTTTCGAGCTCGTCTCTATCCATTCCGCCGGATAGCGTAACATGATGATGATAGCGCCCATTCTTGGAGCCCTTTTCCGTAACGGCTATGTACTTGAGCGGCGGGAGCCCTTGCTTTTTCCGTGCTCTCTGCACCCGGCGGATATAATTCCGTAAAAGGCGTTGCGCCTCCTCCGGGCTCTCCGGCTGTTGCTGATAGGTCAAATGGATTTCGAGGTCGTCCGGCGTGAAGTTCGCGTGGAGGAGACGGACGAGCTTTTCCTCTCTATGCCGCTGATTGAGTTTCGCTTGAGCGGCGGAGGTCGGCTTGCTCCGCTTGCCTCTGCTCCGGCCTTGCCGATAGGTCGGGTAGATATATACGTCGAGATACTCGCCGCAATAATAGCGTTTCTCTCTGTAAACTGTTTTCATGTGATACCCTCCGACGAGAGCTCGTCTATGGTCGGTTTGTTAATATTCCATACGAGCCCGTAAAAACGCGCTTTGCGCTCGATTTTTTGTCCTTGCATACCGTCCCGGAGAGTGCTATAATAATAAAGGTATGAGTAATCGCTCGTCTTTTCCGGGACGAGTCCCCGCCGACGTTCTGCAAAGCGTCGGCGGTTTCTCTTTTTCTGTCCTGCATTGTCAATCCTCCGCGCGGCGGTAAAGTTCTACGAAGTCCGCCACGAAATCGAGGATAATCCGCTTTGCCTCATAATATATAATAGGTAGGAGCAAGAGCATGAACTCGCCGCCGACGGCCTTATAGCCTCGCCACGCGAGCGCCGCGCTCAAGCCCTTTGTGAAAACGACCGCCGTCACGATAAGCACGGCGAGGAACTCCGCCGCCGCGAGGCGGCTTTTCTTTTTGCGTCTCATTCTCTGCCTCCCGTAATTATGCGGAGCGGGCAATTATCGAGGCGCTCTTTCGACACTCTGATACCCCGCGTCGCGTAAAGCGTCCCGCGAGCCGTGCAAGCGCCGTCGCTACCGCGTCCTCTATTTCCGCCCATGTTTTCGTAATATTTGCAATACGCACACGCCGTCGGGATTTTTCTCATTTGCGTTATTACAACGACTTTTCCGAGGAGTTCACTCCCGGACGGCTCCCGGGCGAACTCTTTCCGCGTCGTGTGCTTGCACGGATTTCCGCAATTCCGCTTGTTGCACTCGGTATTTTTCTGCGGGTCGCACTCATATAATTTCGGAAAGTTCATTTTTCGCCCTCCTCGTCCTCCGGGATAGGTGTAAAGCACTCGCAACGGAGGACGCGCTCTTTTTCGTCTGCGTGTATCGGGCTCGGGCGGCGGCTGTCCATGCGCTCTATACACGGGATGCAGTAATCGCCGTCTCTGCCCTTGCGCGGGTCGTGTACCTCTCGAATGTTGTCGCATTTCCGGCAATCGAACTCATACCGCCATTTCGGGAGGTTGGATTTTCTACGACGCACCATTTCTCGCCTCCTTGTGGCTTGCTCCCCGGCATTGAGCCGGGGAGCTTTTTAATTCCGAATTTTACAGGTCAAAGCCGGGCGCGAAGCCGAGGGAACAGCGCGCGTCGCTGATGTTGACTGTCCCGTCGGTGTACACAATCACGAAATAGTAGGAGTAGCTCGCACACGGAGAACGGAGCCACCAACTCCACGCTTCCCCGGCTACCTCTTTCACGCGGTCGCGCTCGTGCTTGAAAATCTCAAGTTGAAAGCTGTCCGGCTCCTCGTTCCACCAATCACCCACGCCGAAAACGTCGGTCGCGGAGGGTATCCATAGGGTATCTGCGTACTCGTAACGCTCGCCGTCGATTTCCTCGGACAAGAAACGAGGCTCGAACGCCTCCGCGAGCTCGTCCGGGAAAAGCGGGAGAATGTCCTCGAGGACGTGTCGCCGCCCCTCGCTCTTGAGGTATCCGCCCTTGTTGGTCGGCGTGTCGTTCATGCGCCACTTATCCGCGAGGCAGTCCTCGAGGACGAAGCGGGCGCGCTTCTCGTTGACGTATCCGCCGCAAACGGCGTTGACGTGCTCGCCGTTCTTGAGCTCGATAGTGAACTTGTCGCCCGGGCGGATAAGCTCGAGGCCGTTCCCGCTCGAAATGGCCTTTTTGAGCTCTGCGAAAGAGATTTCCTTGTTCCTTGTGGTAATGAGTTGCATCGTCTTTTCCTCCGTTCAAAAGATTTTACAGAAATAGTGATTGCCGATAATCATATCGACGCTCTCGTTATAGGGCGCGGTCGAGAAATAGACCGTATCCTCCGAAAGAATGTGCTCCCGCTCCTCTATGGCGGTATGCACCGCGAGATATTGCTCCTTGTCCGGCTCCGCCGAGTAGAGGTACGGAGCGGGGGAGAATTGCCATACGTCGCCGTATTTCTGAAATACGACCTCCTCGACCGTATCCGGGAAATAGTCGGAGAGCATACGGTTTAGAACGACCTCGACGACGGCGACTTGTCCCTCGAAGCTTTCGCCGCGCGCCTCGTGGTAGACGAGGCAAGCGAGGATATAAACGTCCTCGTCGCTGAAATGGAGCTCCGCGTATCTGTTCTCGGGCTCCGTCTCTACCGGCGGCTCCTCGGGCTCCTCCAGCGTTTCCTCCGCCGCTGTCTCCGGCAAGGCCGGAGCCGGTGCTATGTATGCCAGCGTTTGCCGTTCCGCCGCGAGCGGGATTTCCTGCTCGAGTGTTTCCCGCTCCTTGCCCGCCCGGAGTGCGATAATGAGCCCCAGCACGAGGACGAGCGAGAGGAGGATACCGGCTTGCATCCGGCGGCGGCGCTGTCTGCGACGTTTCCGCCGCTCCTGCCTCGTCATGGCTTACCGGCCTCCGGCGTATCCTCGGCGAGCACGATATACTCGCACTCTCGGGCGATTGCCGTCCACCGAACGCCCCACGCACGGGCGGCGGCGTGTACTGCCTCGTATTTGTTCACGCCGTTTACGGTGAGCTCGCCGTATTCCTTGTGACGGACGAGGTATAATTTCGTCGTCCCGGCAAAGTGCGGGCGGTATCCCGCCGGTGCTGATTGCTCGCGTTTCATTCCGCTACCCTCCCGTCGATAAGCTGAAAGCTCTCTCGGATGGTCGTCGGCTCCCGTCTGCCTACCTCGAACTCGAGGACACAATATCGCCCGGCAGGATGGATATATACGACCGTCCCGGGAACTCCTTTCGGCTTTCCGTCTTTGCCCGGAACGTCGAACGTCGCGGGCTTTACCGTGATGCGGTCGCCGAGCTTAATCATTCGACCACCTCCGGCGCGTCTGCCGCCTCTGCGGGCTTGTCCGCCGCCGGAGCCGTCTTATTGTTCGCCGCGCGGAGGAAAGCGTCGCGGAGCATATTCACGAGCGGAGAGGCCGTCGTCGGAGTCGCCGGAGCGTCCGCTTTCGGCTTGTCCATATCCGCCCGCTCGACGAAGCCGCATAAAATCGCCGCCGAGACTACCTCGCCAACGAAGCCGCCGACCTCGCTCTCGGCGAGTGTCTGCGTCCTCGTGCGGACTTTGAAAGCGCCGGTCTTGAAATCAAAGACGACATACGCCCGCTTTCCCTCCGGCGGCTCGATTTTGACCGCCGCCGCGTCCGCGATAACTTCCTCCGGGCTCGGCACGGTATAACCGGCTTTTTTCAGAATGTCCAGTTGCGCCGCGTCGAGGGCGAACGCCTCGCCGCCGAGTTTCTTTGAATAGAGCTTTTTCATTTGTGCGACCTCCTTAATCGTTCGACTCGCTGATAACGGCGATTTTTGCAAGGGCGGACGTTTGCGCCCATTCCTCGGCGAGAATACGGGAACTCCGCTCGAACTCCTGCGAGAGTGCGGCGAAAGCGTCCTCGTTCCTGTCCTTGACCGCGCTCCACATTTCCTTGTGGACTTTCTCAATGTCGGTGTGCATCTGCTTTGTGCGCTCGATGCACTCTTTCAGCTCCGCCCATGCCTCACGGTCAGAGGCGAAGCCGCGCCCGCGTTCCTCCATTGTGCCGGAGACGGCCTCCGCGACGGCGGCTTGTAGGTTTGCCATAAGCCGGACTCTCGAACTCGTTTCGCTCATTGTGTTATTCCTCCTTTATTTCCCCGCCTCGATAGCTCGGAGCGGACTTTCGTCGCTCATGCCTTGCATGAGAGCCCCCATTTTGAGAGCCTCCTCGCGGCTGATTTCCTGCGGCTCTACGTCTGCGCGTATTGCAAAGATACGGTGCTTTTGAATGTAGGCCGCGAGGAAAGCGTCCTTTTCTTTCTCCCAAAGCCTTTTATAGAAATCGAAAAGATACTCAATTTCCACCTTTTCGGCGGGAGTGCAATCCGCGCCGAGTTGAGTTCTAACCTTGCGCCCGCTCGCGGTATATACGAGCTCGTAGGCGTAGCCGCCCGTGACCTTATAGACCACTTGCCGGAGGATTTTCTTTTCCTCCCCGCCGTGATATGTGAAGTCGTGGCGGACGCGAGTCTCCTCGTCGAGCTCCTCCTCCGAAATGCCGTATTTCTTCATCATGCGAGCAAGGAGCTTTTCGGCGTTCTCGGCCTCGCCGCCGACTCCGTGCTCGGCAAGTGCGCGGACTTTCTTCAATAATGCCGTTTTATCCATTCTCGCGGCTCCTTTCCAGTTTTGGACACCATGCCGGGATATACGGGTCAAAGCGTTTCACGCCGACGACGCGCCCCTTGCATCTTCCGGGAGCAAAGCACCGATAGGAGATAATGTCTTTCGCCCACGGCTCCGTAACAACGTGCTCGCACCCCTCGCAAGTATGGGAAAAATCGGCGTTCATTTCTCTACCTCCGCCGCCGGGAGGCCGAGCCACCATAGCGGGCTATCCCGCTCCGGGCGGCGGCAGTCGTCGCAATCCGCCGCCGAGCACGAGGAGCAATAGAGCCGGTGAAAAGCATCGTCCCACGGCGTTTCAATCGCCGGGATAGAGCCGAGGAACGCCGCGAGCGTCTCCGGGCTCTCCGTGATTTTTTCAAATACGCTCACGATACACGCCCCCGTATTTCAATTTCGAGCCGCGCCTCTGTCGATAAAAGGCTTTCGTATGCCTCCGATAGTTCTCTCAACGCTTGCGGCATTGTGCATAATATCGACTGTGCGCTCAATGTTTTAATTCCCTCGATATGCTCCCGAGCCTTATTTAGTCGTTTTTGAGCCGCCACCCTTTCCGGGTTGTTCATAAACTCGATGTTTTGCGCGTCCGTCAATGGTTTCATGGTATGAGTAACCTCCTTTTTCATTGAGCCGCTTTCCGACGGCCTCTATTTCGGTACGACCGATTTACCCGAGCCTCCGCTACCGCCGCGCTATACCCTTGACGAAAGCGGGAGTCCGTTTCCCCGGTCTTGCCTCGCTCGAGCTCGCGGTATATGGTCGCTTGGCACTTGCCGACGCGCTCGGCAATCTCGCCCGGCTTTGCGCCCTTTGCGTACATTTCCTCGATAATCCGCCGCTCCTCGAGCTTTAAGCACTCGTATTTCATAGCCTCGCCTCCGTTTCTGCGTAAAAAAATAAGTGCGTCGGAGCTTATTAGCTCTTTCGCACTTAATGATAAACGCCACGAACCGCAAATGTCAAGTATTTTGTGTGAAAAAGATAGAATAAATTTTTGAGCGTTCACGCCGCCCTGTCAAATGCTATCTTGAAAGCCTCCGCCGAGGACATAAAGCCGAGTATTTCTCTCGGGTAATCATTGAGCCACGTCTCGACGCGCTTAACCTCCGCCGCCGTCACCTTGTCGAAGTCCGTCCCTTTCGGGAACTGCCGCCGTATCATGCGGTTAATATTCTCGTTCGTGCCGCGCTCACAAGAGCTATACGCATGGCAGTAATAGACCGTCGTCCGCTTTGCATCCTTGCGGCGGGCGCTCCGCTCGATGCCGTCAGCATCCGCGAACTCGGAGCCGTTGTCTACGGTTATCGTTTTGAATATCCGATAGAACGCCGCGCCGTAAATACGCTCGAGGCGGTCTAAAGCCGCGACGACCGTTTCGGCGCGCCCGTCCTTAATGCGGATAATGATTTCCCGCCGCGTTACCCGCTCGGAGAGGACGAGGAGGCGAGCTTTCGTCCGCTTCTTTCCGACGACGGTATCCATTTCCCAATGTCCCGGCTCTTGCCGCTCGTTGATATAATCCGGCCTCTGCTCGATGCTCGTCCCGCTCGATGCGCGAGACTGCTTTTTCCGTATGGTCTTGTGCTTCTTCTTGCGGTCGCCCTTTTCCGGGAGGTCTTGATTTGTGAGCGTGAGGAAAACGCCGTCCTCGACGTACTTATAAATCGTCGCACGGCAAAAGGTTATTCCGAAGTGCTTATATTTTTCCTGCTTGAGTAGAGCGCACACCGCCGCCGGGGAGTAATCCTCGTTCCCGATTTTGTCCTCGATGAACTGCGCGGCGGCGTGGTTTTTCCCAATCTTGAGCGGAGCTCCTTTCGCGGAGAGCCCCTCTTGATACCGCGCCTCGGCGATTTCCGGGCTATACCGCTCCTCGGTCGTGTAATCGGAGTTTAGATGCTCATACGTCCCGCGCTTGAGCTCGCGGTAAACGGTGCTGATATGTACGCCCAATTCCTCGGCAATTTCCTTTTTTGAGTGTCCGTGCTTGAGCATCGTCTCGAGCTTGATACGGCTCGTCCAATTTAGTTGTTTATATGTCCGCTCTCCCATCGTAAAGCCCTCCGTATATAGATAAAGAGGGACGGTTTCCCGCCCCTCTTGGTTACTGCGACAAGAACTCCTCTATCGCTTTTTTGATAATCTGCGCTTGTGGTATTCCGTCGGCGGCGCATTTCGCCTTAAAAGCCGCCGCAAGCTCTTTCGGGACTCGTGCCGAAATAACGTCGTAGACCTTTTCGTTATATCGAGTCTTTACCGCCGTAGAGGTTTTAGTCTTTCTTTTTCCCTCCGTCATTCTTCCGCCTCCCCCTTACGCTTATAGCAATAGATACTACCGATAGTGTGATACTTATTCCGCACAAGATATAAACCAACATTTTGCGCCTCCTTAATTGTACTTTTTGGCGTCTGTCACGTCCCTAACTTTTATTCTCTCCTCGTGCCACCCGTCGGACGGTGCTTTTTTGAACTCCTCTACCGCCGCCGCGCGAGCCTCCTCTTTATCGCTCGCGCCGAGCACGAGAAATGCTCGCACTCCCCATTCTCCTATCGCCACCGTGAACTTTTTACCTTTGTCCTGCTTTGCGGCGGCTATTGCAACGGCGGCGGCGGCTTTTTCTTTTTCGCTGTTTTTCCATGTCGAAAACTCATATACTCTAATCATGGTCGTTTGACATTGAGCGTATTTCGTGTTATCCTTGTAGGGCAAGGGGGATTTCTCCCCCTGCCCTTTACTCGGTGAGCTTTTCTATCAGCAGTAGAATAGCAATCACGAGGTTTAGGATTGCGGTAACAAGGTTTAAGTAGCTGTCCGGCTCTGCCTTGTTGCCGCGTTTCTTTTTTCGCTTGCTCAATGCGTTTACCTCCTTTCTGTCTATTATAATATCATACTGCTTGCAGTATGTCAAGCGTTATTTAGAAAAAAGTGCAAAAAATATCCCCGGCACGGAGCCGGGGATTTACTCTATTCCGAGGAGCCAAAGGGCGGACACGCCGAGGACGCGGGCAAAGACGGGTATCTCGTAATCGGGAATAAACCGCGTTCCGATTTCGATACGGCTTATCGAGTCCCGCTCCATTGTTACGCCCTCGACCTGCACCCGCGCCGCGAGGTCGCTTTGTGAGAGCCGGAGTTTTAGCCGTGCCTCGCGGATGCGCTCGCCGCTTATATTCTTCTTTCCCTCAAAATCATATATCCGCAAGCTCTCGCCTCCCATGTGTTAATGTTCTGCATTTTTCTTGACTTTAGCACATACGCAACGCATAATTGTGTTAAAGGTCAGCAGACCGAAAAAATAGGAGGGAGTTACTCATACCATGAAAAAGCTCAAGACTTGGCAAATAGTATTACTCGTTATTTTCTATCCCGTCGGTATCTGTGTATGGATATATCGGGCTATCAAACGGAGTCAGCTAAAGAAAGCTCGAGAGTCCGAGCAAGCCGCGCTATCCGCCCGCCGGGAGGCCGAGCGCGCCGAGCGCGAGAAATTCGAGTCCGTTCGTGCTCAAATCTCCCGCCACCGTAGCGAGCGCCGAGAGTGGCTCGATGCAAATTGCGACTACGTTTCTTTTAAGCTCGTCGGCGTGACATTCAATAACGACGACGGCGTAGGGCGCAATCGTCAAGATATTCTCCGCGAAATCGAGGAGGACGGCGAGCTCGATAATTTCTCCTATGATACATACGACTACGAGGGAAAAACCGCCGTCGGTGTTTATTATAACGGCGAGCAAATCGGGAATATCGCGCAAACAGATTTGAAAAAGTTCCTTTCCCGTACCGTATGCGAGCTTGCAGATTTCGAGGTCGTTTCCGGCGAGTCTCGTCGCGGTATATGGGTCGGTTTCTATTTCAATAAATAACATTTTGCACGGAGTTTTCCACCGCCGCGCAAAAAGAAAAGCGGGCGAGGCCATAGAGCCCCGCCCGCTTTTTCTGCACGATTATACGTCGGAAAGATTGCCGAGAGCGCCCGCCGCCTCGAGTGCGCGGTATATGATGCAAGCGACGGCCTCGCGGGTAATCGGCTGTTGCCAGCCGAAATTACCGGCTCCGTCGCCGTTGAAAATGCCCTTGCGCTTGCAGTATTCCGCCGCCTCTTTCGCCCATGCGGAGGGCGTGTCGCCTGTATCGGCGCAAGAGGTCAGTTGCTTTCTTGCCTCGTTAATATCCATGTCGAAATCCTCCTTGTTGTCCGTTTTGGTGTAGTACGCCGGGAGGCCGAAGCCCCGGAGATACTTTCCGTTTACCTCGAGCGTCCGCTCCTTGACGCTATTCGAGAAATTGCCCTCAATGACCTTGAGGACGCGCCCGCTCACGCTGGATACAATGCCCACATGGTCGGCGGCTCCCCGGTCGTCGCCGGAGCCGGAGTCCTGCCAGTCATAGAAAACCACGTCGCCGGGCTGTGGCGTGATACTCTCGTCCTCCTCCCAGCGGCTCACCGCATGAGAACGATAGAGGGAAATCATAGCCTCGCACCCGCACTCGAGCGGCATAATGTCCGAGAGTCCGCATTTGATAGCGACGGCGGAGACGAACGTCGCGCACCATGCGTCCGTGTACTTGACGGCGTATCCCCGGGCGAGCGGCTTGTGTGCGTTGTAAAGGTCTATAATTTCTCGGTGAGAGCCGTCCCGCTCGTTCTTCCCGAGCCACGCCCTCGCCGTCGATACGACGAGCTCGCGTACCTGTTGCTCCGTCACGGTTTAGCCCTCCTTTGTGGTCTTTTCTACCGCGTCGCTGATTTTCTGCGTCTGCGTCCCGAAATAGAACGCGATAACGACCGTGTAGACCGTCATAAACTCTTGGCTCGTCTGCCCGGTAATGGCGAGGTACGCGAATACCCCGGA